AATGCTACTCGAAAAAAGACGCTAACCCTTCTAAAACTACGTCACTCTTAACTTTAGTCTTAGGATTGTATACCTCAATAGTATGAGATAGTTTAGGCATAGTTTCAAAGAATGCTTGTATCTTCGCAAATTGGTCAGAATTTAAATTCTCTAAAAACTCTAGTGCTTCTTTATGAGAGAAAGAGTCATAAACCTCTTCTGCATCATATACTTGGTCAACACAAGTTGCTGCTAACTCAAAAATGTCCTCAACAGTAGGATTGTCACTCATGTTTTGTTGGATAAACGCATCTAATGAAGGATACTTCATGATGACACCAACATTACCATCTAATAGAATCTTCTTGGCATGATCTTTAGGGACAAGTACTTCAACTTCCTCTAGAGGAACTTGGACTTCAACTTGAGTTGTCTCATCATCAGGTGCAGTGATTTTAAATTCACTAACTTCACCAACTGCTTTTGCTCTAATACGAAGGAAGATGTATTCAATCTCGAAAGTAGCGAGTTTGTCAACTCCTGTCTTTAGGTTAGTGCAATTTTTGATGATGGTCTTAACTGCTTTTACCATTTGCTTGTTGTCTTGCGACTCCATTGCAAGGTAAAGTAGTTTCTCTTCTTTTACTAGAAAAGGTCGGTATGATACTTTTTTACCTGTGATAGGCATTTCCAATTCATACTCAGGTATCGATAATTTAGGTAAAGGCATGATAACTAATTATATGTTAAGTATTTAGACGAGTATACGAGACAGGTTGGTCTTTATTGTAGAAGTTAAAGTTAAAAGAAATAATCGTCTTAGGTATATCAATAGGATTTGATGGTGCTCTATGTATAAGAAAACTAGGAAATGCCACAACATCGCCCTCTTCTACATCTAATTCCTGTATATCATCAGTAAATGGGTCTCTATACTCTGTTTTTGGAGTGCCTTCTGGCATGTCCAAATAGTAAACACCACTAAATTGACAGTTATGCACATGCCAACCATGATACTGTGCTTGTTTATATTGCTGATAAAAGAAATTCATGACCTCAAACCCATGAAAAAATTTATTACCCCACTCTCTAGTAAAATCTGATAAAACGTCATATATCCTATACTCAATAAGGTCTAGATATGCACGAGGGACATCTGGGTCTATATCATAGTCTGAGTAGATATCCAAGTCATTTGCTTGAATTCTTGCTCTTTGATTGTGAATTGCTATGAGTGCATCATCTTTATAAATCAAATGGTCTTTTATCTTCTTTTTGAAGATAGGACATCCAATCACTTCCATACTTTAAACACCTACTTTGGCGACATCTTTTTGGTCTAATACGAATCCTAGTTTGTTTGCAACATCAGTAGTGCTAGACACTGTAATATCATTTATATTATTTCCAAATTGTACAGTATTATTACCAATTCTGTCAAATCTATATCTTTCAAAGAAGAAATTTACATTAAGTTTAACTAAATCAGTAGGTCCGTTATTGAATGATTGCTCAGACATATCATATGGAAATGCACCATACATCTGCCAAACTGCAGATGAGCGATTTAATCTTGTCCTACCAATGTCATCACCGAGTGCTGAGGGTGCTTTTAACATAACATTTGATGCATTCTCCCACTTTAATACTTGTATTGTAGTTGTATACTCTTCATAGAATCCTGCTCTATTCTCTTGGTCAGATGCAGTATTCATCATCCATTGCTCAAAGAAATCACGATGATACTGGTCTTTTGTCACTAGAAATTCCACTTGTAAGTCACCAAATGCAGTATTAGTAGCAAATTTACGAGAGACACCAATATCTCTCACTTCACTGGTTGTTACTCTCCTACCAGGTACAGTTACACTACTTGCAAGGTAATTAATAGAATCATAATGCTCTTGAGCACCTCTATTGGTTATAAAACTATTATCCTCTAGTGATACACAAAGTGGTACAGGTATAATCAACTCAAAGAGATTTGACTTCGAGGGTGATTTATAACCCGAAGATACAAAATCCTTAAATTGTCTAAATGAGTTAGCTGACATTAGACTCTACTCCATATAAAACTACTGGGAATTTCAACTGTCCTACCCATAACATCCCTAACAAACTGCTCAACTGGTAATGGTATAAAGTTAGCAAGTTGCTCTTTAGGGACTACGTACATGTTTGTAGCACTTGACATAAAGTATTTATGGTAACATCGCTTAGGAAATGCTTGTGTGCCTGATGACCACGAAGATGCTACTCCCTGTCTGACTGACGGACGTAAGTAATGTAAATTTCCACCAGAAAACTGTCTTTTGTTAAAATCTACATCACTAACCAGTGTCATAGGATATGTATCAAAGAAAGGTAAAAGCTCTGTTTGTGCTGTATATCGATAGAATATAATGTCACCTACTGCAAGTATTCCACTAAACGGCTCAAGTTTATCTACCAACTGTGCACGATACCAGTCTTTTGACTTAGATGCACCTCCTGTAGAATCTTTTATGTCTGAGAAAATACTCATACCTGTAACTCGTGCTCTGTAAGTATCTTAAATTGCATATGACGGTCTTTACAATATTCAATCGCTGCTTTCCATTTTGCCTCGTTTACACAGTAGGTCTTAACTTCTGTTAGATACTTCTTTGTAACTTTGCGTTGTTTTTTGGGAGGTGACGTCTGCTTATAAGGCTTGACCTCAATGACAAACTTCTCTGTCCTCCCAGTTTTAGTCCTTGCTCTGACATAAAAGTCTGGGAAATAGCGATGAACCCGCCTATCGACAGGACTGATATAAGGTATAACGATTTCTTCACTGCCCCACTCTATTACGTTTTCGTTTTTGTCGCACCATACCATAAATTTTCTTTCCCATAAACTCCTATAAATAATATTAGTCGGGTCACCTTTGTATTTGAATCTGTTGGTTGGTTTGTATTTGCCCGAATAAGACATAAATAATAAAATGGCACAAGGAAGCTGGAGTCAACCATATGGCGATGCTACATCAGGGAGTGGTAATCAAACCCTTGTGTTCCCTCGTAGTAAACCTTATGGTGCTAACTCAACAAGTGCCACAGATGCAATATCTAAAGATAAAAGAAAAGGCACTGAGGTAGTCGACTACCTTAAGATTACTATTTATGACCCTAAGGAGGGTGCTAACAGTAGTTACAACTACATTAAAGACAATCACGCAAATACCGATACAGTTAAAAAAAGCGTATATCTATATTTACCAAATAAACTAAGAGAAGGATATCAAGCAAAATATAATGGTGTAAAATTAGGACCTTTAGGTGGAGAGGCACTATCTGGTATAGCTGGTGCTATGGGTGATGGGGGTCTAAACACAGAAAGTTTAGGTGAATCCATAAAAGAAACCGCAGAAGCTGCGATACCTACTGCAGGATTTAATCTTGGTGCTGATATGATTAATAAAGTATTATCAGCAGCTGGTGGTGGGGGTGTAACAGGAAATAACCTAGCAGCACTAGCAACAGGAAAGGTATTTAACCCATATGAAGAGACTGTGTTTCAAGGTATGGAGTTTAGAGACCATAAGTTTGACTTCATGTTTGCACCTAAGAGTCAGTCTGACGTAGAGACTATTACCGATATAATAGAGACATTTCGTATTTCTATGCTCCCAGGTAGGGATGGAGACCACTGGTTGACTATACCTGATTACTTTAGAGTAGAAATCGTAAGATTAGTAAGTAATGAGGAGGAAGAAGTATTATACCCTACAACAGGTTCAGTTACTAAAGGTGTATTACAAAAAATTATGCAATTTCCATCAAAAATGATATTAGCAAATATGGACGTTGACTTATCACCCTACGGACCTTATGCGTCTCTAAAAACCATAGAAGGTGATGATACATATGACTTTGGTCCTGTAGCATATAGGATGAGTCTATCATTCAAGGAGACATCTCTTCTTACTCGCGAGAGTTATGGATACAATACTAGAGGTGAAAAACAATGAGTAATTACTTTTCATATCTTCCAGACGTCTTTGTAAGGACATCAACTTATCGTCAAAATAATGTTGACCCTTTTATAAAGACAAAGAATCTATTTCGTAGAGTCAAGATAAGAGACGACGTAGAGGGTCTAGTTACTGGATTTACTCAATATACTATAGTAAATAACGAAAGACCTGATAATGTAAGTCAGAAGTTTTATGGCGACCCTCAATACGATTGGGTTGTATTGATGACAAACAATGTTACCAACATATATGATGAGTGGCCTATGACTGAGGATGAATTATATAAGTATTGCACTTCAACATATAATAGTCCAGAAGATATTCACCATCATGAAACTTTTGAAGTTAAAGACACTAGAGGTAATATTGTATTAAGAGCAGGATTAACGATACCTAGTAATTTTACATATAGACGTCCTGATGGCACAATGGTTGCAACTGTTGATTTAGTGCATCCAATTACTAACTATGAGTTTGAATCTGCCAAAAATGACTTTAAACGTAATATCTACATTCTACGCAGACCATATCTAACAACATTCTTAGAAGAATTCCAGTCACTTGTCGAATATGAAGATTCTAGAGAAGTTGATA